ATTGTCACCTTCCACCGGAAGTACCGCGACCTCGCCAATTCGAACACCGCGAAGTCCACCTGTCGGGGATGCAAAACCCTTATGCTCTGAGCTTGAGAGTTCCGCTGCCTGGGAGTGTATTGTCTTGAGCATGGACCGCAAGTCCTCACCAAAGAACAGCACGTCTCCGTTCGTATCCGCTGCGAGGTCACTCGCGCGGAAGATGCCGATCCTATTGTCGCTCACGGCTAACCTCCGCAGTTACTCGCTGTTCGTGTCTTTCTTGGATCTCCCCTTGAGCAGGGAGTAGTCTTCGTTGCCATTTAGCGCTGCCGGTGCGAGGTCGGTTCCCCAGCCTTCCGATTTGTCTACGCCTTCGGCTTCGCCCGCTTCGCCGTCGCCTTCGCCTTCGCCTTCGGCTTCGCCCGCTTCGCCCTCGCCGTCGCCTTCGCCTTCGGCTTCGCCCGCTTCGCCCTCGCCGTCGCCTTCGCCTTCGGCTTCGCCCGCTTCGCCCTCGCCGTCGCCTTCGCCGTTGCCTTCGCCCGCTTCGCCTTCGCCTTCGGCTTCGCCCGCTTCGCCCTCGCCGTCCTTGGCGAGCACTTCCCATGCGGGAACGACCACCGATAGGAGCTTGTGCAGTTCCTCGGCCTTCGTCATGATGGCCACGGCCTGACGCAGGGCTTGTCTGATCTCCCAGTCACCATCCCACATACTCTCGAGATCGTCCTCCGTAAGGCTTCCTCCCTCGATCTTTGCCTTGATGCTTTCCATGCGCGCCAGCAGCGTATCGATCGCTTCCATGGCCAGCGCGTGGGCTGTCGGCTTCTCAGCCTTGTCTGTCTCCGCAGCCTGGAGCTTGTCGGAGAGATCGGTCACTGTCGCCTCCAGCGCCGCGATGCGGTCATCTGACGATTTCGCGGTGAAGATCTGAATGCCAACTATGTCCTCGGCCAGGGTCTTTCCCTGCGCCTTGACGCTGGCGATATTGCTCTGCAAGAGCGCGAGCCGATCCGCGTCGGCTGCCGTCTTCAGGGCTTCCAACTCGGCCTCGACATGTGTCTTGAACTCGTCGACCCTCATGGTGGTGATAACGGTCTTATGGTCCGTCTTTTGGGGATTTACTGCGGCGGAGATGGCGTGATTGATCTTGACCAATTCTGCCCTCTCATCGGGTGTTGCGGTGCCAGCCTCTATCTTGGCCGCCAGCAGGGTTTGACGCTTTACGAATTCCAGTAATTTCTCGGTAATCATGTCTAGTCCTCCGGTGCCCAAATCCTCCTGCGGCTGGGCGGCGTGAAAGTTCCTCCGTCGAGCTCCGTGCGAAGGGCGCGAGCGAGATGATCGATCGCCTTGACCGATGAAAGCCTTATATCGGCCACCATCACACGATACCAGCGCCCTACAATGTCGGCGCGTCTCTTGACCTCTACCTGGGAAATTTTAATTTGCGAGACATCCTTGCCCATCCTTCGGGCATCTTCCTTGAAAGAATCGGCGACAATTTCCTGAACTCGCTTAAATAGATGATAACCCGCGCGCGGATTCTTCACAACATCAAGAAATGGAGTCGCCGTTGCTTGGAATTCATGTGGGATCACGATCTGGTTCATAACCTTAACCCTACCCGACCCCTATGCTCGGTGTCAAATGATTGCGTGACTGTTCTGCTCCTGAATTCGGTGGTTTGAGCATACTGCCATATCCTGACCTTTTAGCGGCTGGTATCTTGATCCGAGAGGGAGATCGCACCGAAACAGCCACTGAGTCCAAGGTTTGGCCGCTTCGGAGCCACCCCATTTTCTTTCCCTTATCAAGGATCCTTGCGAGCTTTGCTTGATTGGTGCCCACTTCCAATCCCTCTGTTAGGAGTTTCCTGAGTTCTTCTCTTCGAGCCCACGGGACGGCCGGCGAAATGCGAACATATGTCGATGCCTTACCACGGGCGAATCTCACGATCGTCTCTCTTCCGGCCAGGTTTTGGTTCGCAACGATCGCGCCGATGTCGCCAACGTGCGATCGCGCAGTCCGAACAATCGCAAACGAGTCCTTTTTCTGGGCGAATTTCACCTTGTCCATCATGCCCTGCAACCGGGTCTCTGCCGAATCGAACGCTGTTTTCTGCCATCGACTCCGCACCATCCCACCGGCTGGGCTCTGTGTCCACTCTGCCATGGCGAATGAATCCGCCGAGACCTCTGCAAGCCCCATGTCATGGAGCAAAAACTCATCCGGCACAATTACACGGTCAAGGAAAGCAGGATCGCCAGAGATCGTTGGATGCCCAGGCCGCGGACTCCTGAACTGCTCGATGTCTCGGCTCCGTGGCGGGGTCGTCGCAGTCGGTCCAGGCGTGCGAGGTTGGCGTGGATACATCGGCGGAGCGATTGGAGGTTTCCTACCAGCGGTACCAGGAACGATCGGTCGGCCTGGGGCAGCCCTGAGCTGGAAGGCTCGCGGAACCTGGATGATGTCAACACGGGGCACCGTCCAAGATCGACACAAATGATGATATGGTGGCGGGCCGATCCCGACTTCAGGGAGTTGATTTCCCATGCGGTTAAATGACATCTGTCCTCGGTCGTCCAGTCTCCCCACACCGGACCTCATAACATCAGCGATTCGTGCCCCATTTGTGGTGACAATCGAGCGCACGCCGGTCCTCGCGTTCGTCTGAACCCTCATGAAGGGGCTCGTAGTCGCGATCCCCTCCGGTGTCCCGACATTGGCCGCTGCGTCGACTTGCGTATTCGCAAGATGCACATCGATGATTTGACCGTCCATCCCACGGCAAATGTCAGTTGTCCTCTCGTCCTGTATGGCCTGAACCTCCAAGCTGTGGACGCCAGCCGAGACGTAGCTTTTGATCTCGGAGAACGACCTCGCCCTGTTGACAGCCACGGAGGCCACTGCTCGGGAGTAGTTTTTCCCATAGGCGTTCCATAATCCAGGCAACCCCTTGCGAAGGTCTTGCGCGATGACATCGCGTCCTACTCCCTGGCGGAGGCCATGCTGCACGATCTCTCTCCCCTTCGCCGTGAGGGCGTCAGCACGCCGCCCGAATTCGTCGCGCAAAAACCATCCCTGTTGTGCCGCTATCTGGTCGAGCGCGCGCTTGTCGGGCGAACTGAAAGCGATCCCTATTTTTGGGAAGAATTCTCTCTTGAGAATCTTCCTCGTTGCCAATGCCGTGCCATGGACAGATGCAGTGACGTGCTTGTCCCAAACCGGCAAGAGGCCCTTTGTGGAAAGCGACGAAAGGAACTTGCGCGACCCCCTGAATACGGTGTTGAACTGGGTTGGAGTCAGTTTGGACCAGTTCACATCAAAGGTGTTCATGTAGCGCTTGAGAAACGGCTGCGCCCAGGCACGGTCGGCTGCGGACAACTGGCGCGCCAGCTTGGCAGAGATCGCCTCCAGATCGCGGTAGTTGCGCGGGTTGACTGCCTTCTCCGCCAGTCTCCCGTTGGAGGCAACAATAGAGGCGTCGTCATGTTCGACAGCTTGGACGGGTGACATCACCTCGATCTGCTCAAGGCGCCGAAAAATGGGGCCACCCTTGCCTCCCATGGAAGCTCCCATGCAGAGGACTACTGGGCCGTTGATCGAATGTTTCACTGCTTCGCGGCGAGCACCTGAGATCGATTTAGTAACAAGCCGAATTCCGTGCGACTTCCCATTTGCGGAAACGATCAGCCCGAATGCCTTGCATACCCTCGGAGCGGCCATGAGCACGCCGGTCAGGTATAGCGCCTGTCTGAGGGTATTGCCCACTTCCATCACCGGAAAAAGCGTGATGAATCCACCAACTGGGCGTGAGTACGGAGCCAGCATCAACCCCTCGATTCGGTTACTTTCCGTATTTCGTCGGCGAGGCTTGGCGACTTATGGACGCCAGCCTTTTTTAATTTGTCGGGAATGTCCCTTGGCGCGGCCTCTTGCGGTGCCGTGTCCGGTTTCGCTGCCCCACCCTCGATGCGGAAGTAAACTCCACAGCGCTTGCAGATGCCCGCGCCGCAATGGACAACGCGATCGATCGTCGGATGCGAAGGTGCGCCCGATAGTTTGCCGGTGGTGAACTGCATCGCTCCACATGCTGGGCAATTCAGAATGAAGTTGCCAGAGTGGTGAGCGAGGATCTTTCCCGGTGGAAGGCGTCCGCCGCAGTCGGTCAGGTTGTCGACTCCTTCCAAAAGTTCGAACCGTTTCCCCTCCCAATCGCCGCGCGCCACCTCAGTCCTCCTCGGGGCCGTCAGCGCCGCCGCCGCCGCCGTCGCCCAACCCATCTGGCTCATCTTCGAAAGACACTCTCACGTCCGCCTCGTGGCCAGCAAGTCGCAGTTCCTCGGTGACGATAGATGCTATCCGCTGCTCGGCCAATTCCAAGCGAGCCATCATCTCAGCCGTTTCGGGAGTGGGCGCAGGAGTTTCCCCTCCACCGGCCCCACCAGAGACCAAGCCCGCAAGAGTCATGGGCATGGGCTGTTTCGCCCACTCTTCATCGATCCGCTCCATGGGCATGTTGAACAGATCGGAAAGAAGCTGACGAATCTCCGCCGGGATAAGTCCGCCGAGAGGTCCTGCCGCCTTGATCACCTCGGCAAGTTCTACCGCGTCTTTTGTCGGTGGACTGTTAGAACGGAACCGAAGGAATTGGATTCCTATCCTCGGGATGATGTGCTTGTTGATCATCCAGTCCATGTCCTGGCGTTCCGGCTGGAAGACCTGCTGCTCCGCGAACTGGAGCGATGCTATCGCGGTCGCGCGGTTCAGTTCTCGCGGAGTATAGCCGCGCAACATCGGAGGCAACCGGAAGCTGGCGCCGATCTTGTCAGCGTTGTTCTGGTCGTACTTGGTGAACAGCGCGTCCGATTGCTGGGAGTCTCGGAGCGATTGCCACTTCATCGTCGGAAGAACTCCCCGATCCCCGGGCTGCTGACCGACCTTAGCTGGCAACGCCTCGACGACTAAAATCTTG